AGCTGGAGTTTCTGATATATCAATAGTCGAAGATTTTAGTGACAATTTAATTGACATGGAACAAGAAATCGTTGACCAAGCAGAAGATACGATGACAATTTTATCTAAGTATATTGATAACTTGACACTTAATGTCAATAACGAAAAACTCAAAACACTTATGCGTGAGCTCTATGTTGAAGCGCTGAATACGGAGATGACCGAATGATTTACAAAAATTTATACAACTACCCAAGTGAAAGAAGTAGAATCACATATCCTTGGATTTATTGGGATAATGGTTTTACACCAGAAGAGTTAGACAAAATGTGTGCTTACTTTACAGAGCAAGGCGTAGAAAGAGGTACAACCGTTGGCGGTGCAGAAATTGGTCCAAACGGAGAACTAAAGATTAAACAAGAACCAAATGAAAAGGTTCGTAAATCTAATGTTAAGTTCCACAATTATGACCCAGCAAATGAAAACACATATTGGATATTCCAACGATTAAATTGGATTATTGAACAAGCAAACAATCAATTCTATGGTTTTGATTTGAATGGTTTTGATACATTTCAATATACCGAGTATGATGAATCTGAAAATGGTAGATATGATTTTCACCAAGACACAATCATGGGTAAGAATATGCCAAGTGATATGATTGAAACTCGCAAGTTGTCATTAACATTATGTTTAAATCAAGAGGGTGTTGATTATGAAGGTGGTGAATTTCAAATCAATACAGGCCAAGAAAAGGATGCTGAAAATGCGCCTGCTATAAGAGGTCGTTGTTTCTTATTCCCAGCATTTATGATTCATCGTGTAGCACCTGTAACAAAAGGCAAAAGAAAATCTTTAGTTGTATGGACATTGGGACCTAAATTTAGATAATGATTGTATTTCGTTATGTTCGTTGGAAGAATCTACTTTCAACAGGTAATTACTTTACTGAAATAAAACTGAACAACACATCAAACACATTAGTGGTTGGTGAGAATGGTTCTGGCAAAAGCACGATGCTTGATGCGTTGTGCTTTGGTCTTTTTGGTAAAGCATTCCGTAATATCACCAAACCAAACTTATTAAATTCAATCAACAATAAAGATTGTGTTGTTGAAATTGAATTCGATACAGGTAACAAATCATATAAAATTATTCGTGGCATTAAACCAAACATCTTTGAAATTTGGTGTGATGGTGTATTGGTTAATCAAGATGCGGCCGTTAGAGACTACCAAGAATACCTTGAGAAGTTTATTATCAAGTTAAACTATAAGTCTTTCACTCAGATTGTTATCTTGGGTTCAGCATCGTTTGTTCCTTTTATGCAATTGTCAAATGCTGATAGACGAGCAATTATTGAAGACTTACTTGATATTCAAATCTTTTCTACCATGAATGGTATTCTTAAAGATAAATTATCAAACAATAAAGACTTAACTGTTGCTAAAAAGTATGAGATTGATTTGGCTCAGCAAAAATATGATATGCAAGAAAAACATATCAATGAGTTGAAACAAAACAATGATGATAAGGTAAAAGAACACGAGCAAGAGATTGCTAACAATCAAATAACCATTCAAACATTACACGATGAGATTGCAAACTTATCATCAAAGGTAACTGTTTTACAAACTGAGGTAGAATCAAAGACTGATGTTGAAGGTAAGGTTAAAAAGATTACTAAACTTGAATCTCAAATTGAAAGTAACTTATCCAAGTTTAAGAAAGACATAACATTCTTTGAACACAATGATAATTGTCCAACTTGCCGACAAGCCATTGAATTGGGATTTAAACAAGAAGAGTTGGCATCTTTGCATACAAAAGCTACTGAGTGTGAAACAGGTTTAAAATCTATTGAACAAAAGTTATTAGAAGAACAGAACCGACTGAATAAGATTACTGAGGTGCAAAAAGAGGTTCAATCGTTACACATTAAGATTGCTACCAACAATACCACAATCACAGAGACAAACAAGTATATCACTCGATTACAAAAACAAATTGAAGACTTAAAAGGTATTGAAACATCAACAGATAAAGAGCAAGAACAATTAAAGGTTTTAAAAGAAGCATTGGTATTATTACAGAATGATTTGAAAGCCTTGATTGATGATAAATCTTATTTTGAAGTGGCATCAGGCCTGTTAAAAGATACAGGCATTAAAACAAAAATTGTGAAACAGTATTTGCCAATTATCAATAAGTTGGTGAACAAGTATTTGGCGTCATTAGATTTCTTTGTGAACTTTAACCTTGATGAAAACTTTAAAGAAACAATCAAGTCTCGCCATCGTGATGAGTTTACATATAATAACTTTTCAGAAGGTGAGAAACAGAGAATTGATATGGCATTGATGTTGACTTGGCGTGCTGTTGCTAAGTTGAAGAATTCATCTAATACCAATCTGTTAATACTTGATGAAGTGTTTGATTCAAGCCTTGATACAAACGGCACAGAAGAGTTGATGAAGATTCTTCATATGCTTGAAGGTGTAAACCTGTTTGTTATCTCACACAAAGGTGATATTTTGGTTGACAAGTTTAGTAATGTAATTCGTTTTGAAAAAGTAAAAAACTTTAGTAGGATTGTAAAATGATAAAATTAAGTGAATTTATGAATGAGAATACCAAAAGAACTGCCACGGTATTCAAAGATAATGGCAAGTATTATGTTTCAATAACAACCGATACAGGAACAGCTTTCAGCACAGACTTTGCTAGTGAAGAAACTGCTGAAGAATTTGCAGAAGATTGGGTGGAAAAATATGTCTGAACTTGATACTTTAATTATTGATACGGGTGCAAACATTGTAAAAGAGGAACGAATTGAACCTCTTCCATTATATGATGAAAAACATCCAATGCTAAGTCAGAAGATACCTGAATACACACAACCAATACCAAATCAAAACATGACCAACTTGGTTAAAAGGTTGAAGATGACCATGAAACTTTATGGTGGTGTTGGCCTATCTGCTAATCAATGTGGTATCTTTGAAAGAGTATTTGTAATTGGCACAGACCAATTTCAAATTGCCTGTATCAACCCAAAGGTGTTGAACTCAACGGCAGACTTATCAAAAGAGAACGAAGGTTGCCTCTCTTTCCCTGGCTTATTTGTTAAAATAGAAAGACCAGTCGGAATTGATGTGCAATTTTATACTGAGACTGGCGAACTAAAACAAATTCATTTAGAAGGCTTAACTGCTCGTTGTTTTCTACATGAACTTGACCATATGAATGGTGTTAAGTTTACTGAAAGAACAGGTAAAGTCTCATTACAAATGGCAAGACAAAGACAACAAAAACTTATTAAAAAGATGGTAAGACAGAGAAAAAATAATGGCGTATTCGTTTGACCCAAAAGATGATGTAGAAGCACAATGGCAGAAATGGTCTTCTCAGAACCAAGAACCTGAAGTCCTTTCAGATGACACCTTGCGTGAAAAGATTATTAAAGACCTGACATTTGTTTCTGGCATGGATGTTAAAGAATATACACTCTACCAAAAATGGTGTGAAGTGCAAGACAAATATCCATCAGTTGTCGTAAATGATTTGTGGGAAGGCGAGACTAGAGTTTTAGAAGACGAGAAACAACGCCGTGCTATTGCTGAAGTCAAATCAAACTTTTGGGTGCCTAAAGACCCCGATGACTATCTGAACCTACAACCTGAAATGCTTTATACAAATAAAGAAGCAGACTTACCAGAGTTGTGGAATTGTATCAGAACATTCTCATCGACCATGAAAAACAATTCTAATATTGGTCGTAACCTTAACTTTGTTATCCGTGATAAAGTAACCAAGAAGTATCTTGGTGTGATTTGTATATCATCAGACTTCCTTGATTTGACACCAAGAGACAATCACATTGGTTGGCCTAGAGAGTTGAAGACACAAGGCGGTATGATTAACCATACTGCGATTGGTTCTACAATCGTGCCATTACAACCACTTGGCTTCAATTATGTTGGTGGTAAATTACTTGCATTGTTATGCCTTGCTGACCCTGTGCAAGAAATGTGGAAGAAATTGTATGGTGATACACTTGTTTCAGTAACAACAACATCACTCTATGGTCGAACAAAGGCTGATGGTCTATCTCAATATGATAACCTTGACCATTGGCAGAAAATGGGTTTCACAGCAGGTTCTGTATCGTTTGAACCAGAAAAAGATACTCGTTATGAAATTCGTGATTGGCTTCGTGCAAAACATACTAAGAAATATTTTGAATGGTATGTTGCAAAGAAACCAAGTGGTCAACCACATAAGCGTGACCACAAGAATCGTTCACTTCAATTTGTGTATAGTAAACTAAGCATACCTAAAGAATTGATTAGAACAGACCATGCTCGTGGAATTTATTGGTCTCCTTTGTATGATAACTCAATTGACTATCTAAATAAACG